TCTAAATGAACCCTCGAGGCGATAGCTTAAAGCGTTGTATATAGTCAAGACATTACGAGCGTAACAATCGCGCAAGCGTGGTGAATAGCCACCCAAAAGCGCTTGATTTTCAAAGGTTATATTGGTTTGCGTGTATGTAATGGTCCCGTTGGCGTTTACTTGCAAAAGAAATGTCGAGGTTTGGTAATTATTGCCGTTCCCATCTTTTAAAAATACTTGTATTTGTATGTTTGCTTCGCCTGTATAATCATAGCCGTTAAAGGTAACCGTTAAATTTCTTTGTTGGCTTGAAATAGTAGTAACGACCGCGTTTAATTGAGCGCCAGGAGGCGGCGGACTACCGCTCAAACTGCTAATTAAAACAAATGTTGAGTCGATAGTAAAACCGCTTGCCGCTACAAATTGACGTTGGTAAGTTCCAGTAACGGTGCCGCCACTAAAGTTAAGCGTATTGGCTCCCAACGTGTCAGTCAATCTGTTTACTTGGGTAACGGCTCCGCTTGGCACTTGGATAATGCCAGGCGTTGACGCCAAAGACTTTTCGACAAATACAATGGCTGGCAAATCGCCTATTTTTAGCCAATTTTTAGAGGCCGTTATTGCTAGATCGCTAAATCTTAAAGTATCGTCTCGCAAGCTGGTATAAGCTCGCGCCGTCTCGTAAATCTTTGTTACTTCGCTTGGGTTTCGCCGCCCTTCAAACGTTGGAATTATCTTTGCCGCAGTTACGACCGCGCTGCCAGTAAGTCCAAAATATTTTAACTCAATGGACAAAAATCCAGCGGTTGGCAAAACGAAAGAGGAAAGTTTAAACTTTCGTGTATCGTCATCTTTAGTTGAATTAAAAACAAACGTATTGTAAGTTTCAGACCATGCAAGAACGTTTAAGGACCCTACAATTGCAGTTCCCAAATACCTGGTTGTCCCGTTGCTATCAACGTGCTTTAAAGCAATGCCTAAACCACTTGCTAAAGTTGAATAATTTATATCAACCTCTAAATCCAAACTTAATCCAGCAAAGTCCAAGAAAATTGGCTTTGATATAATCGGCTGGTCGGTCTCTTCGCCATTGGCCATAAATCTAATGTCCCAGGAAACGCCTTGCTCATCGTCGTAACCTGTTTGCGACGGGATATTATTAGGAAAAATTTGGATAATTGGCGAGTCAGGATCGGGCGTTATAGTCCAATCGTAAAGTTTGTAAGGTCCTTCTTGAAACCAGCTAGATTCGTTTAAGCTTTCGCCATTTGTAATTATTGACTGACCCAAGCCACCTTGTTTAACAGTTAGCTTTTTAATTGGTCTTTGGTATTGCAAAAGCTGGTCTCCGCCAACGGGAATCCAAGTTGTATTTGCCGTGTCTTGGTCGCCAATTATTTCGCTTTGCAAACTTTCAAAATAGTTAAACATAATCTTATTGGCTCCAGTATCTGCAACACCTACAAAGGTATTTTCGCCAAATGTTATGTCTCTATAGGTATTTAAAGTAGGTGACGCGGTGGCGGTCCAAGTAATGGCGTCAGTTGAGTAATAAATTCGATTAGCTCCCGATTCAGTTAGGCCAACAAAGAAGCCATTTCCATAAGTTATACCAACCGCGTTAAAATTTATATTGGCTAAGTTCCAAGTAATTCCGTCACTTGAATAACGGTAACCAATTGTAAATTTTCCGTTGGCAAAAAATACGGTTGATGCGTTCCAGGTTAAATTTCTTTGCGTCCAAGTAATGCCGTCGGCTGAGGTCATAACATTTCCGCCAGTTACTCCAGCGCCGCCAACACTAACCGCAACAAAAACACCGTTTCCAAATGCCACGCTAGTAAAATCGGCATTCATTGGCGTTGATCTACTTGTCCAATTTATTCCGTTTGGTGAGGTCATAACGCGGTTACCTGTTCCAGTCCTAGAAACCGCAACAAATAAACCATTGCCATAAACAATGCCTTGCCACCACAAATTAGCCGCTGGCGTTCTGCTAGTCCAACTTATTCCATTTGTTGACGTAAATACAAAAGCCGTAGGCACTCCAGGTGACCCAACAATTGCATAACCAACGCCTACAAATAAACCATTTCCAAAGGTTATAGAATCAATTTGCCAACCTCCACCTGGTATGGACTCTTCCCAAGTTATACCGTCAAAAGAATATGCCCTAAATGCTGAAAAGCTAGCTACAAAAATGCCGTTTCCATAGGCAACTGTTTTGTAAGCATAATCAACGGTTAAATTTGTCCATTGAGTAATAGCCGTGCCTGTGTTATTAGCGTAACTTTCAATTACCGACCCATCAATGTAGCTATGTACATAAATCATGGTCCCCTGAATGTTTCTTGCAATTGGTCGCTGAATTAACCAACGTCCGTTTTTTTGTAGCAAAATCCAGCCAAATGTTCGACAAATTTCCAGCAAAAAATCGTAGGCGTTTATTGCTAATTCGTCAAAAGTAAAGTCTTGGACAAGCAATTGTTCGCCCTCTATTTGGTCAAATATTGACCTTGTGTTGTCCATTACAAGGCCCTCGTAAAGATCATTGCAAATTTCAATATCTAGTTCTAAATCCAAGCGGTTTAACGTCTCAAAAATAAGGCTTCCAAGCTCGGTGTCTACACTTGGCCCAACCAAGTCCACCTCTTTAAGTTGCGCCAATCCGTCGGTTGCCGTTACTACAACTGGGTAAGGTGGGTCTTGAAATGGCTCGCCAGTAATGTCGTTAAGTAAGTAGCCTTTAAAGACAACATTACCTTCGAATTTATGCACAACTAAAAACTCGCGGTCGGAATAGCTAAAGAAATTCCTAAAATCTGTCGTGTCAGTTGAGTAAAAAGAAATCGTAAACGTCGTGGACATTATTGGCGTTGTAATGTCCTCGTTGTCTTCGCGCTCGTATTTGTGCGTCGCTGGTTGCTCGGTTGCTATTAATTCCGTGGAGGCGCCAACAAAACCGTCTTGGTAAATTTCGACTAGGTTTGCGTAGTTGTCGACGTCTTTAAATGGTATTGTATACTTTAGACCGTATGCCATTGTTTAGAATTTTCTTGCTCTTGTTTTATTTGCCCTGTTTAGCGTGCCAACTAAAGAGTCGCCGCTTATTGTAAAGGTAACATTTCCGCCCATCATGTTTTGCAATTTGTTTAAAGGTGCAATAACCTCGGGATTGTTTCTTGCCCCAGGATATTCGCCGACAAGCGCGGCGGTTGGACCGCTTACAATTCCGCCAGCTGCAAATGCAGTAAGTCCACCACCTTGACCTCCAGCTATTTTTGCACCACCTTTACCTCCGCCACCGCCGCCTCCTGAAGTCATGCCCGAAACTTTAGTGCTGATAAATTTACCAACTGCAATTAAAGCAATACCAGCAGCAATGGCAGTAAATGGATTTGTAAATGCTTTTTTAATTGCCTCCATAGTAAAACCAATACTTATTGCAGCTTTTCCTAGTTGCTGCATTATTGACCCAAGGTTTCCAAGTAATGCCGTTCCAAAATTAGCAAAAGCACCCTCTCCTCCCGCTAAAGATTCACCAATTGCCCCAGCAAAACCAGCGATTGAATCGACTGCCATTCCTTGAATAGCTGCATTTGCTTCTTGTTTCCACGATTCGGCCGCATTTTTAAATTTATTCTTTGATTCATTAAATGCCGCCGCTACTTTTTCAGCACTTGCCACAATTGCTTGGTCGGCAACGTCTAACTCGGCTGGATCAAAATCCAATTTCATTGGAATATCAATTCCAGTATCTGCAAACGGGTTATTTGCTTTTAAAAAATCGTAAATGTTTTCTGTATTTACAATTTTAGCGGTTAAACTTGCCTCAAATTCTTGTTTAATTTCAATTTGAGCAAACTCTTCTAGCCATTTATCATATTTTGCTTTTTTAATTGCCGCAATTTGTGCCTCTGTTAAATTATTTGTACTTGCCGTTACTTTGTCAATTTTATCAGCGGCTTTTTGTGCCGACTGACTAGTTTTTTCTAGGCTTTGCGATTGTGAATTTGTTGCGGTTTTATTTGCCTCTAAAGTTGCGTTTAATTTTTTTATACCCTCATCAACTAAAGAGCCCATATTTAAAAAATCGGCAAATGGTCTAATTGATTCTAGAATTTTTACTCCAAATTCAAGAAAAATAGTACCTAATTTTAAAACACTTAATTTAATTGTGTCCCAATTTGCAATAATTGCAACCGCTAAAGCGGCAACCGCGGCAATCGCAATTCCAACAGGCCCGCTAATCGCCATTAATGCAAATTTGACCGCTGCTAATCCAGCCGTAAGGGTTGGAATTATTGCGATAATTGAACCAATGCCAAGTAAAAGAGGACCAATAGAAGCCGCCAATGCGGCAACTACAATAACAACTTTTTGAGTTGTTGGACTAAGGTTTGAAAAATAGCCAATTACTTTTTCAATTACTGAATTAATTGCGCTTAATGCTGGCGCCAAAGTTGTTCCAATAGAAATTGCCAAGTTATTTGCGGCAACTTTTGTTCGTTCCATCTCTCGGCCAAATGATTTGTCGATTTCTGCGGCGGCTTGTGCAGCGGCTCCAGCCGCGTTTGCTTGCCTATCTAATTCTGCGCTAAACTTTGCGGCTCCAGTACCAGCCAAAACGTTTGCAGCTGCTACCGCTTCAGTTGATCCAAGCAAAGTTTGTAATTGTCCGTTACTTCCATTACTAGCGTTTTTTACTGCGGTTAAAGCAAAGCCAAGACCTTCACTTTCAATTGCAATTTGCGCGGTTTGAAAACCTAATTTTTGAAAAATTGCGTCTAGTTCTTCGGATGGTCTTTGCAAACCAGTTAAAGCCGCTCGAATTTGAGTCGTTGCAACTGCGGTTGGCGTACCTCCAGCAGTTAGCGCTGCAATTGCCGCGTTTACTTCTTGCATTGATACGCCAGCGGCTGCGGCGGCTGGGGCAATATTAAAGATTGAGGCCGATAATTCTGAAAATGTAGTTTTACCACCTTGCACCGCTGCAAACATTGAATCTGCAACCGATTCGGCGTCAGACATTTGCAAGCCAAAGGCGTTAATAATTGACGTTAAACCATCAACCGAGGTATTAAGGTCCGTTACGCCACCAATAGCAGCCTTTCCAGCTACTTTTATAAAGTCAAATATATTTTCCTTAGGAACGCCAGCAGAAATGGCGTTATACATTGCTGGCACAACATCACTTTGCAAAATTCCTAATTCTTTGGATGCCTCCTCGGCTACTTTTGTAAGCATTCCAAAGTTTTTTTCAGCCTCGGCGCCAGTCAAACCAAAAAGAGAATTTATTTCTCTTAATCCTTTTTCAACAGTTGCAAATTCATTTGTTGCAACTGCGCCAATTGCAACAAGCGGAGCGGTTACGGCAACCGATAAGGTACCGCCGACATTTTTTAACTTATCTCCAAGAGCGCCAAATTTGCTTTCGACATCTTTAAGGCTTGCAGATAGCTTGTCAATGCCAGCAATTATGTCAATTTTTAACTGTGATGCCATTAATTTATTGTTTTAGTAACCGAGTCAAAATAAACTTCATCCTCAAATTTAAGGTTTTGCCATTGTTTGCCAATTTCGTAAGCCTTTCTTATTTCTTCTTTCGTTGGAATATTGATTTCTTTTAAATCAACGAGAGGAATATACCAGTATTTTTCAGGGTTTTTAATTAGGTCAGATTTTTTCGAGGCATTAACGTTGTTTAATTGCACCCAAATTGATCTAAATAAATTCTCATGCTTTGCCTCCCTTACCTGGTAACCATAAGAAACCGATTGATATTCAGCAAAAGACATAAAATAAAAGGAGTTAGGCGACAAGCCTAACTCCCCAAGAGCATAATGGCAAATAGAATTAAAGGTTATTTTTTTTTTGAGCCTTCAAAGCTTTTAACGTTTGGAGTTTTTACCTCTGAAATTGCAGTAATTCCAGCCGCCATAACTTCGCTAATTTCTTGTAATTGGCCAATTGGCGAGGTGTCTAACCAGTCCAAAATATCCGATAAAGTTAAATCTAATTCAATTTCTTTATACAAAGAATCAACATAAAGCGCGGAATAAATAAATTTTCCAATTGCTTTCATTTGTTGAAATCCTCCAACTTGGAGTTGTTGCATTGTCTTTTCGACATCGCCACCAAAGGGCTCGCTAAAATGCATAAGAGCCCCCATGCCAAATTTGACAAGGTAGCTCTTACCATTTACCTCAATTGTTGTTCTTGATGCTTGTTTCATGCAAGCAAGTTAAGAAAAATTAAGTTGATGCTGGTACTACGGTAGCCTTAAGTAAAGGGCCTTTTCCTGTAAATTCTACAGAATAAGTTACTGCGGCTTCCATTTCAGCTGAAACGCTGATTGATGCAACAGACGCATTGCCATAAAATACAAGGTCGCCAGTTACGTTGGTAGTGAATTTTAAGGCAACAACAGTACGACCGCTTAATAGCGTATAAATGTCGCCAATGTTGTTTGTGTCGTCAAATGCTACCAATCCGTCAGTTGATACTGACCAATCACGCAATCCAGCGATATGGTCGGCCCAACCTCCATCGTCTTTGCAAGTTGCATCCGCAAGGTCAACGTTTACAGATAATTCAGATGAGGTGGCGCAGCCAATCATTACGTTTCCAAGGTAAACGTTTAGGAGCGTGCCGTTAAATTTTCCAAGTGTAGGCATATTTGTGTTAGGTTAAATTCTAATTTTTTTTTAAAAATAAAAGGACTTTGAATAATTGCAAAACAATAAATTTTAAGTGTAGACCAAAAAGTTGCCGTCTTGATCTATAATTATTTCTAATAATTCGTCGATAATAAAGCGCTCGGCTGGTAAAATCGTCGGATAAAGTCCGCCAACACCTTTAAAGCTTGCGGAAATTGTTGCAACGTTTTCCATAGGTGCCGACTGGCTCAAGGACTCAATCATTGCTAAGCCAATAAAGGTTAAATTGTCCTCTTGCCCAGCCGACAAATAAATTCGCTCACGATTAACGTAAGCGTTAAATAAATCGCCAAAAGAAAAGCCGTCTTGAATGTAAAGGGATTCGCTAGATAAGGACCAAGACGCAAGTCTTGAAATATGGTCCGCAAAAAATCCCGACTCGTTGCTTGTTTTATCCAGTTGTCCCATTTCAGCGGACAACTGATAGCTTGTTGACTTGGCAACCCTATTAAGTCCAACAGTTACAAATAAAGCGGAGCCGTTTACCTTAGCCATTTATCCAGTTTTCAATTGTCATTATTTCCCGATGCACAATGTTTGTGTTGGTAATACTTGAAAGGCTGCTTTGTTGCAAAAGTTTTGCCGTTACAATTTTACCAACTTGGAGCGCCAAATAATTCTCGGGATAAAGGCAAACGATTTGCAAAATAGAGTCAGCGATTAGATCAGCGTCGATGCGTCCGTATGGCGCAATCCCAGCCGTTACAACGTCCAAGGTTATTGTGGTAATGTAATTATATTCCTGGTTGTCTTTGTCGTCTTCTTGCGTTTGGTTTCCTATTAGAATATATGGAAAAACCGCCGTGTCAGGAGCAAAGGTATCGTAACAAGGGACCAGCGCACCTTTATTGGTAATTGTATTATTTAAAGCCGTCCAATAAGCCTTGCGAATAAATGGTTTTATATTTCTCATTGTTTTTTGCAAAAGATTTCAAGTGATTTGTCAATATTTTTTGGCAACTCATTACGTTGTTTAAAAACCTCAGGATAAAAAAACGGTCTTGCTGGCAAGTTTACATCTTTAATTCCTTTGCCTTTAAATTGCTTTGCAAATTGGGATAATTCCGACGGAACTTCGACCTCTGTCCCAGTTCCAAACTCAACATAAGGCGCGTATTCTGCGCCAACAAAAACGCCTCCTTCAACTTTTGTTTTGCTTTGTTTTATTGGCCTTGTTTGAATGCTATTTTTTAGCGCTCCAGTATCAACGGCAACTTTCTTTGTTGCCTCGCTTTCGATTTTTAACAAAGAGTCCTCAATTTCGCCTTTTACAATTGACAATATTTCCCCCTCTAATCCTTTAAGATATTTTAAAAATTCATTCCTACTTTTCCTGTTAAATTCAAAAGATAGCATTTTAATCTCTTTGGGTTACGATTAACTTAATCATTCTATCGTATTCGTTAACGTCAATTATTTCGCTAATTATAAGCGTTTTGCCAGCGTAATTAATGTGCATCGATTTGGTAATTGTAACCAATGGATTGTCGCGAATTATTACCTCCCATTGATTTTTAATAACCATTTGGTCCTCGCTATTTTGCCGCGATCCGCTGAGATTGGTAACCTTTGCCCAGCAAGTGTAGCTAAGTGTAGGTTGCGAATAAAAACCGCCGTAACCATCGCCAAAAAGGCTTGGATTATAAAACGAAATGCGTTCACGCAAATCGCCAGCTTTAAGCTCGTTGTTTGTCCTCACGCTCCAAACCAATTATAAGTCTTATAAGGCATCAACAAAGCTTTAACGCCTAATGGAAAAGTATCTACAATGCTGCCAACAATTATGTCCTCGCGGCGTTCGTAAAGCGTATTTACCAACATTTTAATGGCAAGCTTAATGTCCTCGGGAACGCTTGCAAATCCAGCCGTATAAATTAATTTAAATTTGTAATTCTGTGCGCCGCCAAGAATAGAAATTTTTGGATATAATCCAGCATTTACCCTGTATTGCAAAGGTGTTTCAACTCCGTTTTGATCTAGCGTTACGCATTTAG